CACAATGAAATTAACAAGGCTCTTAAAGATTTAGTGCCAAACGCTCAATTCATTTTAACTGGCGAAGATTACGAAAATATCCAATGGCTAGATGAGCGAACAAAGCCGACTGTTGCACAGATTCAAGCCGCTATTGCTAATCCATTACCTGAGCCTGAGCCAACCGTGGCAGATAAACTGGCAAGCGTTGGCTTATCCGTTACAGACCTTAAAGAAGCACTTGGGCTATAAGTGGAGACAAGTGCAAACGGTTGGCCAGCCTCAAAGGATCAGGCTGCACTTGGGATAAAGTCTTATCCAGTACCGGGCACGGCAATCAAATTGCGATGCGCTGAAGCGGTTGCACCCTTGCTGATTGGCTTAGCTGCTGAATTCCATGAGCTGATTGAACCGCTTGATGTGGGTTCGCTTGACGATTGGGGATATTGTTACCGGCCAATCCGTGGCCAAACTGCCAAGTTAAGCAATCACTCCTCCGGAACGGCTTTAGATCTAAATGCCTCAAAACATCCTTTGGGTGCAGTGGGCACATTTCCTTTGGAAAAAGTACCAATGATAAGGGCCTTGGCAAAAAAATGGGGATGCATTTGGGGCGGTGATTACCGCAGTCGCAAGGATGAAATGCATTTTGAAATCGCTATTAGTGCAGCCAAGGTGGAGGCATTAATTAAGAAAATACAAGGAGACAAGAAATGAATCAGCAATTCAAGACGGCGGCCTTGTCGTATTTACGAGCTTCACTTGCATCAGTTGCAGCCCTTTACCTATCCGGGATTTCTGATCCTAAGATTCTGCTAAATGCACTACTGGCCGGCTTTATTGGGCCTATCTTGCGTGCGGTTGACCCTAAGGATTCATCAATCAATTTGGGCAAGAAGTAAGATGGAGGCCCAGGCATGGGTGGCCGTTGTTGTAGGCGTGATGGCCATCCTGTCCGGGCTTTATGGAGCAGTTAGATTTATAGTGCGCTCAATCATGGCTGAGATAGGGCCCAAGGCCAACGGCCATAGCCTAAAAGAGCAGGTCAACAGGCTGGAAGCACGCCTAGACCATATCTACACCATCCTTTTGGAGCGTTAGACACGCCGAACGGTGTTGATGTTGTGCATTTCGTGCATATCGTCTATATTTGGTTTATCGCAACACGGCGATATAGACGAAGGGCCTCACATGTCAAGAATGGCAGATTTATACATTGAAATTAGTGACCAGTTAAGCAAACAATCCAAGGCGTTCCAAGCTGCGGCTGACTGCATGTGCGATACATGCGAGCAATACACAATCAAAGAGATTGATGCCCAATTTAAGAAAATGGCTCAGTCATGAAAATAACCTTAGAGCTTACCAAAAACGATTTTGAGCACCTAACCACAACCTCAATGCAATGGGGCAAGGATTGGGAAAAGAAGGTTATGCGTTTTGAGCCGGTTATTCATGACACTGAAATTTCATTTGCCTGGGCATATGCCCATTGGGTTGATACATATTCTGATTACATCTTAGCTTCAGCATTCCTGAAATCCATTGCTGAACCTCATGAAGCTGCATTTGATATTGGAACCGGCGAAGTTGTCATTCTGACTGATTACGCTGGATCGTGGGAAATTATATGAGCATCCTAGAACCGGAGTATTTGAGCACAACGGAGATGGCACACATCTTGGAAATCACGCCAAGCACATTGCGCCGGTTAGTACGCGAGCGCAAAATTGAGGCCTATAAACCCCTTGGCGGTCATTACCGTTTTGATATGGATAAGACAATTCAAACCTTTTGGAGAATGGAAAGCGAGGATTCAAAGTGATTGATTTCATTTCAACATTATCGGATGCTGGCATTTTTGTTGGGTCAGTGATTGTTCTTGGATTGCCAATGATTGCCGGATTCTTGCTTGGCAAGGAGATTGGTTTAGATCAAGGCCATCGCGCCGGGTTTGATTTAGGGAAGGCCGTGGGTAAGCGTGAAGCCGCCAACAGTCAGCGATAACGCAATAATCATTGCACGCAACGCTAAACGCACATCAGTAGATGCAGCAATGCGCAAGTATCCTGAAACGGGCTCATTACGCCTGAGGATTTATGAGCTGCTGGTTCGTGCTGGATTGCGTGGAGTAACCGATTATGAAATTGAGGCCACTTTGTCCATTCCGGGCAATTCGGTCAGGCCCTTGCGTAAGTCCTTGGAAACTCAAGGCTTCATCATTGATTCAGGGCTTACTAGAAAAAACCAAAACGGCAATGAATGCACCATTTGGCGTGCAGTGGATGAAGGGATGATGTTATGAGTTTTAACATGGATGATTATGTGGATGTGGCCGAAAGAATGCGCAAGATTAAGGAGATGTTTCCTGAAGGCGTGTTTAGACCAGCAAACCCAAATGAGCCTTTCAAAGTAGTTGAAATTGGTGGGCTTACTTTTATTGCCTACACTGCCGCTTTCTATCGTGACCCGTTTGATCCATGCCCTGCGATTGCATGTGCTTGGGAAGAAGTACCAGGGCGCACCCCATACACAAAGGGCAGTGAGCTGATGAATGCTGAGACAAGTGCCTGGGGCCGATGCGCCATTGCAGTGGGATTAGCTTCAAAGAAGATTGCCAGTGCTGATGAAATTAAGGCACGCCAAGAAGTACCAAAGGCAACGGTCACAAAGATAAAAGAAACGCAGCAAGAACAACATGATCCGTGGGCAACACCGCCAGCACCGGCTGAAGCCTTTGATGCGTGGCATTGTAAGCATGGCGATAGAACAGTGCTTGAAGGTGAGAAAAATGGCCGTCCGTACTATGGCATGCGCTGCACAAACTATGTGGTGAAAGAACAATGTGAGCCAATTTGGTTTGCCCTTAACAGTGAAGGCAAATGGGTTCCCAAGATTGCTGCGGTCAAGTAATGGGATGGGCAGCCATCATTCCAAGTGAAGTTTGTTCAATATGCGGTGAGCGTAGGGAGTTGGCAACCGGCCGATGGCGTTATGACCCACGCGTTGACAGGCGTTGGGCGTGTTGGGAGTGCAAATGAGCATTGAGCTTGAGTGCCGTAAATGCAAGAAAATAACCAGGCAAATTGAGCGAATCATTACCGATAACCTTCCGGATCATGTGAAAGTATTGCAATGCACCCGATGTGGCAACATGGGCGTGTGTCTATTGGAGGCCCAGTCATGACCAAAGCTAAGTTGATTCGCATTCTTGTCACTGTTCAGTGCGTTCTTGGCCTTGCAATGATTTGGTTGTTCATTCATTAGTTATCCACAGGAGTTATCCACAGGCCTCAATAACTGTGGGAAACGCCCAAGATTCACGCTGATGCTTGACTCAAGATATACGATGCATAGCGCACGGCAGGGCCCGTTAGGGATAGCCCGGCGGTGTGTTGTGCATCTATTGGCAGGGCTATGTTTATTGCTTGGCAGCCCTGAAGCAAGTGCAGTAGAAGTTAAAACAATTCAGCAATATGCCGGATCATTGCTTACACCCTTAGAGTTCTCAGCAGCTTTAGTGCTATGGAACAAGGAAAGTAACTGGAACATAAAGGCCGTTAATGGCTCGCATCATGGGCTATGTCAAGGCCGAAGTAAATACATGGCAAGGGCTAACTATAAACAACAGGTGCATTGGTGCATTGCGTATGCTTACAATAGGTACGGATCCATGACACTGGCCTTGGAACATTGGAGAACACACAAATGGCATTGAGACACAAGAACAACACTTCAGAGTTTAAGAAGCAACGGCTTAAAGTCCTGGCAAGGGATAACAGGGTGTGCCAATACTGCGGTGCTGAAGATGCAAACCATGTTGACCATGTGGTTCCAAAGGTTCACGGCGGTGGAGATGAGCTAGACAACCTCTTAACAAGCTGCCGCGATTGCAACCTGCGTAAAGGCAAGAAGTCAATGGCCTTTTTTTTAGGCTCAACTTCTGCCCCCACTGTCTCTCCCGACCTTCTCTCTCCGGTTCGAGCCGGTTCGAGCCTTGTAGGGCCCTTTGAAGGTCAGGCAAGGCCATCATGGAATTAGTCACAGACAATGCAAAACCCGCCAAGGTGGGGGTGAAGAAAAAAAAGCTTGTGGGAGCAGTAAAACCACGGATCATGAGCATTCCGTTGAAGGGAAAATCCAGGGGAGAAGAATTTGCGGAGTTTGCGGAAAAATGTGGGTATCCATTATTTCCCTGGCAGAAATTTATTGCCAATGACTTTTTGACCGTGGATGAAACTGGGGCGTTCAAGCGCAAAACCGTTGCGGTGATTCTAAGCCGTCAAAATGGCAAAACCATGCTTATTGCCTTACGCATCCTTTTTGGCTTGTTCGTGCTTGAGGAAAAGTCGGTTGTGGCAATGTCGTCTAAGCGAGGCATGGCCGAGGATACATTTCGCAAGGTGTGCTCAATCATTGAAGCAAATGAATTCTTGAGAAGCCAAGTCAAGCTGAACCGTGGTGAGGTTGGCTATCGTGGTAACGGCAAGGAGCACTTAGATCTACTCAATGGAGCGCGTTATGAAATCGTGGCCGGAACCAGTGACGGCGCACGCGGCAAATCTGCCAATCTCCTATTTGTGGATGAGCTGCGTTACATCAGTGAAGAAGCTTGGGCAGCAGCTAAGCCAATCACCATTGCAATGGGTGACAAGGCACAAACATATGTGTGCAGCAACGCCGGTGATGCATTTAGCCATGTGCTTAATGACCTACGCGATAAGGCCCTTTCATATCCATCACCGACTTTAGGCTGGTATGAATACTCAGCACCGCAACACGCAAAACCCACTGACCGTTCAGCCTGGGCCGCTTCAAATCCAAGCCTGGGCATAACAATTACGGAATCGGGCCTTGAAGAAGCTTTGTCAGTAATGCCAATGGAAAAATTTTTGCCTGAGCACATGTGCATGTGGGTTTCATCTCTCAGCAGCCCTTGGCCAATCGGATCATGGGAGGCTTGCGCGGATAGTAACCTTTCGTTACCAATTGGGCCTGACACATTTATGGCCTTTGATGTGGCCATATCAAAACGCACCGCAACCTTGGTTGCTGGTCAATATCTCCCGAACGGCAAAATTGGCGTTGGCATCATGGATCAATGGCGTTCTGACACGGCAGTGGATGAGTTGCAAATTGCGGCCGACATCAAAACCAAGTGGGTTGATAAGTATTTCCCGCGCATGATTATGTTTGACCATTACTCAACGGCCAGCATTGCCGCAAGATTAGCGGCAAGTGGTTGCAGAATGGTTGATGTGTCGGGGACGGCGTTCTATCAGGCTTCAGGGGATTTGCTGGATGCAATTGTTAACAATCGCATTGTGCACATGGGGCAAGAATCATTTGACCTCCAAATGAATGCATGTGCAGCTAAGACCAATGACAGTAGTTGGAGAATTGTAAGAAGGGCCAGTGCCGGAGATGTCTCAGCTCCAATCTCCCTGGCAATGATTGTTCACAAAATGCAGGAACCGGTTTCAACTCCAATGATTGTTGCGGGTTAGACACGCCCAAAATCCTAAATGACTTGAATGTCCGTATTGGGTGCTATGGGGCTATTATTCGCCTATGGGTATTTTGTCAGCACTGCGTTTAGTCAAAGACGATTCAGACACGCTCAAAAGTCAATACAACCCGGCCGTAATGAATCAAGGCTATGGCGTGGGCGCGTGGAGTGATTATGGCATGGGCTTTGACTACGCCGGCATTGATCTAAATTCTGCAATGCAAGTGCCAACCGTTTCAAAGTGCCGCCAATTAATTTGCGGAACCATTGCAGGAATTCCGCTTGAGTTGTATAACAAAACAACCGGAGAAAAATTAGGTTTGCCAGTGTGGTTGGAACAACCTGACATCAGACAACCGCGTTCGGTCACGATTGCCTACACCGTGCAATCATTATTGTTCTATCAGATTGCGTATTGGGAATGCACCGCAACTTATTCTGATGATGGAAGGCCAGCGCGTTTTGCGTGGGTTGCAAATGAAAGAGTCACACCAAAACTCAATGCGCGTAACACTGAAGTTGAATATTACACAGTTGACAATGAAGTTCGCCCACAAAATGGAATCGGAAGTTTAATCACATTCCAGTCACTTCAACCTGGGATTCTTGCAACCGGAGGCCGCACTATCCGCGCAGCTTTGGATCTCGAAAAAGCGGCTGCAATTGCGGCACAAACTCCAATCCCTTCCGGTTTCTTAAAAAATACCGGTGCGGATCTTCCTGAAGCGCAAGTGCAAGGAATTCTTGCAAGTTGGAAGCAAGCGCGAAATTCGCGTGGCACTGCATTTCTCACTAGCACTTTGGATTATCAAACAACATCATTCTCACCTAAAGACATGATGTACGCAGAAGCAAAACAAGATTTCTCAACCGAAATTTGTCGTTTGATGAATGTTCCGGCGTACATGGCCTCAAGCGATGCAAATAAAAGCATGACATATCAGAATGTTCTTGATGCCCGAAAAGAATTTTATGCATACACCCTTGCTCCTTATGTATGTGCAATAGAGGACAGACTAAGCATGAATGACATTACCAGTTCACAAAATGTTGTGCGCTTTAATTCTGATGAAACATTTTTGCGTGCTGATGCGAGTGCACGCCTAGCAGTGATTGAAAAAATGCTTACACTCGAATTGATTACTTTAGATCAAGCAAAAGCAATGGAAAACTTATCACCGAATGGAGATGTATCATGAAGTTAACCTTTAGCACGCCAATCCAGGCGGCTGATACTGAACGCCGGGTTATCTCAGGCAAAATCATGGAATATGGGGCCGTTGGTCACACTTCAGTTGGGGCCGTTGTTTTTGAGCACGGATCAATTCAGATTCCGTCACCTGGCCGCATTAAGTTGCTTGCGCAACATGAGCCAAATAATCCGATCGGCCGTGCTCAATCTTTTAGCAATGAAGGCGAATTCATCTATGGGTCGTTTAAAATTTCTAGCAGCAGCAAGGGAACAGATTATTTAACCCTTGCGGCTGAAGATTTGGTTTCAGGTTTGTCAGTTGGTGTTGAAGTGATTGCATCAATGCCTAATGATGATTATCTTTTAGTAACAAGCGCGAGGCTCATTGAAGTCAGCCTTGTCGAATCACCCGCATTTGAAAATGCGATTGTCACTAGCGTTGCCGCAAGCCAGGCCGAAATTGAGGCGGCAAGTTCTACCAGTACGAAAACAACTACGATCAATACGACAATCGTTGAGGTCGAAACCGAGACAGAGAGTGAGGATGTCATGACGACAGCCCCAGATAATACAGCCCCAGAAACTGCGGCAGAGGCTCCCGTTGTGGATGCCTCACGCCCAGTTGTTTCCGCATCTTACTTAGTAGGCGAAATTCGCTCACCAATTAAGACCCAAGCGCAATACCTTGAGCATGCAATCAAAGCCAAAATGGGTGACGATACATCTCGCGATTATATCCGTGCAGCCGATGCACAAGCTAAAAAAATCGAAGCAGCTAACGATTCGTTTACGACTAACCCTGCATTCAACCCAACACAATTTGTTTCAAGTGTTATTGATACTTCAGTTATGTCACGCCCAACAATTGATGCACTAGGTGGAGCACGCGCCCTGGCTCCTTCAGGCATGACCATTTCACATCCAAAAATCACAACCAATGCGACAATCGGAACAGTTGCTGAAGGTGCATCAACTGCTGCAACTCAGATTGTTTCCAGCTATGTCAACGCAACAGTGGTAAAACTAGCGGGCACTCAGATTTATTCAACAGAGTTGCTTGACAGATCAGATCCAAGCTTTTATTCCGCGATGTATGAAAATTGTTTAAGAGCTTACGCTAAGGCATCTGATGCAGCAGTAATTGCAGAAATTGTTTCAGGTGGAACGCAGTCAACTGCACAAGCCGCAACAATTGCTGGACTTCAGGCATATGTCGCACAAGCTGCACCAGCCGTTTATGCAGCAAGCGGAGAAACTGCAACTGCATTCATCGCAGGAACATCAGTATGGTCACTATTAATCGGAAGCCTCGATACAACTGGTCGCAGCATTTTCAATGCAGCTTCACCAATGAACGCCAATGGCCAAGCAACTCCACGCGGATTGCGCGGCGATATGATGGGATTGGATTTGTGGGTTGACCAAAACATGGTGAGCACCACAATTGATGATGCGGCATTCATTGTTAACCCAATGAGCATTGCCATATACGAATCCCCTAAGCTGACACTTTCCGTAAATGTGGTCGCGACTGGTGAAATTTCCACAATGCTCTATGGTTATTTTGCGACAAAGACACTTGTTTCCGGTGGTCTGCAACGCTATAACTTAACCTGATAAAACCCTAAGCCGCTTACAGGGCTAGGAGGCCCTGGCCCTGTAAGCCTTATCAAAGAAAGGAATGATGATGGCCGCAACATATGTGACTATGCAAGAATTACGCGATTCACTGGGAATTGGCACGCTTTATTCAGATGCTACGGTTGAAGAATGTGCTCAAACTGCTGAAGATCTCATCAACTCATTTCTTTGGTTTAACACTGCACCAATTGTTGCAACTGGGCGTTCAGCAAATGTGGCAACGGCAATCATTGCAAACCCTGGTCAATTTGTAGTTGGTCAAGTTGTAACAATTAGCGGTTGCGGTGCAGGATTTAATGGCGCAAAAACAATCACTAGCACAAGCCCTTATCCAACTTCAGTGAGTGCCCCTTATCTTCCAAGCCGTTGGGTGTTCCCGCTTGGATACCAATACATTCAATATGCAAGCACTGGAACCGATGAATTGATACACCTTGTTCTACCTTATGGAACGATGACTGGCCCTGATCATAAAACTGCTTCTTATGCCAACACCGCAGCAATTCGTTCAGCTTCAATGATTTTGGCAACAAACATTTGGCAATCCCGACAAGCTACGCAGAACGGCGGAATGGGCGTTGATGGATATGCCCCTAGCCCATTTAGAATGTCAAACACATTAATGGCATCAATTCGCGGCTTGCTTGCGCCGTACCTGAGCCCAGGCGCAATGGTTGGATGAAAGATGCCACCAGTCGCACTGACAACATTACGCACAACGATAGCGGCGGCATTAGCCAATGCCGGTGTGTGGTCAACTTTCAGCTTCCCGCCCCCAGTAATTCTTGCCAACTCAGTGATAGTTGCGCCCAGTGACCCTTATTTAGTTCCGTCAAATAACTCACAAGCTTCAATTGCTTGCATGGCAAACTTCAAGGTCATCATGACCGTGCCGTATCTCGATAACCAGGGAAATTTGAACGGCATTGAAAGCACGATTGTGGCCGTGTTCAACAAACTGGCTTCATCAAATTTAGTATTCAACATCACCGGTGCATCAGCTCCTTCCGTGTTGGATGCACCGAGTGGGCCCATGCTCACATCGGATTTTAGTATCACAGTTCTCACCACTTGGTCATAGGAGATAAAATGAGCGACACAAACGCAGATAATTTGGCTTGGCTTGTCAAAGTCGGTCAGATCAAGGATACAAAGGCTGCGAAGCCAACGACAACAGAAACCGAGGAAAAATAAATGGCTATCTATCTAAATAACAATGTTGGCGTGAAACTCGCAACCGCAGCCGCGCCAACAGTCCCATCAATTGACATCTCAAGTTATGTGAGTGCAATTACTTTAACGCAAATCGTAGATGAGCTGGAAGTCACAACAATGGGCGATCTTTCTCATCGCGTAGTTGGTGGATTGCAATCCGCAACGCTACAAATCGACTTCTTCAATGACTGGGCAGCATCAGCAGTCATGACAACTCTACAAAGTGCGTTTGCAACGACTTTGGCAGTTTCAATGATTACAGTTAAGGGAACCGCAGTAAGCGCAACAAATCCAACATACCAGTTTTCAATCTTTGTCAACAACCTAACCCCAGTGGGTATAGGCGGCGTTGGCGATGAAGCTGCATCCAGCATCTCATTCACAGTAAACACAACAGTGACCGTTTCTTCATCGGTTGCATTCTAAGGAGCAAAAAATGGCACGCTTAAAAATCACCAGGGCCTCAGGGGATGTGATTGTTCCAATCACCCCTTTGGTTGAATATGCGTTCGAAAAGTTCACAGGCAAGGGAATTCATAAGCAATTTCGTGACGAAGAAAAACAGAGTGATATTTACTGGTTATGTCACAATGCGCTTTCTCGCATTGAGGTGCTCCCACCTTTTGGCGAGGAATTCCTTGCAACTCTAATTTCAGTCGAAGTTATGGATGATGAACCAGTAAAAAAATAGAACGGGCAAGTTTCACCTATCTAGTGGCCTCACTAGCGGTGGAGCTTAAGATAAGCCCTAACGAAGTTTTAGATCTTGATGAAAGAATGTTCAAAGCCGTGCTTCAGGTACTAAATGACAGAGCGAAGGAGAGGGCCCGTGCCACTAAACATCACCGGCGTTGAACCTACTTTGAAGGCGATGCGCAAGTTTGATAGAGACTTGACCAAGCAAATGAACATTGAAATCAAAGCTGCAATGTTAACGATTCGTGATAAAGCGCGTGGGGATGTGCCCCAGGGATTTCCAACATATCTTTCAGGATGGGAAAAGCGCGGCAAGGTACAAAGCCAAGCCGTATTTAACACTAGCGGCCGCGTGCGCAAATTTCCTCTTTTTGACACTGCTGAAGTCAAGGCCGGCATTGTCTATCGCCAAGGCAAAAGCATTCAGAACCGTCAGGGCTACCGGGCTCAATACTATGTGCGCAACAACTCAGCAGCCGGAGCAATTTACGAAACAGCCGGCCGCAAATCCGGAGCTGATGGTCAAACTTGGGTCGGGCCAAAGGGCAGGGGAGACAATGTCAGCCGGTCAAACAATCCTGATGCGGGTAAATTATTTATTGGAGCGATGGGTTCACTTTACGGAAAAGGATTTGACCGAGGCCGTTTGATATTTAAGGCATGGGAGCAAGATCAAGGCAAGGCAACCCTGGCCGTTACTACTGCCATTGATAAAGCCGTTAAGGTGTTTAATGACACCGGCGGTGCAGGTACTCAATCCGGCTATAAGTTGGCCTCATAATGCCAAATTTATTAGTCAGCGCAACCACACGGTATGACCCAAAAGGGTTAAACAAAGCTAAGAAGCATATTTCCGGGTTTGATAAAACTATAAAAGATTTGGGAAAAACTTTTGCGGGCGTTTTTTCTGCTCAAAAGGTGTTGGCATTCGGTAAAGCTTCCGTTCAGGCGTTTATGGAAGATGATAAAGCTGCCAGGGTGTTATCTCGCACCCTTACCAATTTGGGCTTGGCATTTGCTGACCCCTCAGTCAAAACCTTCATAGGCGACTTAGAAAAGCAATATGGTGTGCTTGATGATTTTTTAAGGCCGGCCTATCAGAAATTACTCACCACCACTGGAGATTTGACTAAGTCTCAAGATTTGTTGAAAACTGCCCTTGACCTAAGTGCACAAAGTGGGGAAAGCGTTGTTTCAGTTGCCAGCGACCTTGGCCGTGCATATGCGGGAAATACTAAGGGGTTGCAAAAATATGGCTTAGGTTTAACAAAAGCCCAATTGACCGCTATGTCATTTGAAGAAATCTTGCTCAAGATAACAGAAATTAGCAAGGGCCAAGCTGCCGTTGCTGCAAATACTTATGCGGGAAAATTAGACAAGCTTGAAGTTGCTGCTGCCAATGCCTCAGAAACTATTGGTGGGGCCTTGGTTGATGCATTTGCCACAATCGCCGGAGATGGAAACCTTGACAAAGCAATTGACAAGATTGATTTGCTTGCTCAAGGCATAGCAACTCTTATTTCACCTTCACGCATGAAATCACTTTTTGCCGGAGTTGATTTAAAATATGGCTTAATTCCGATGAACAAGCCCGCGACTAACTACGGTGCGGCCCAACAAAGCCCTGGTGAACGCGCTGCTGCGGTTGCTTACAATAAAAAACTAGCAGCACAAAAAAGAGAAGAATTAGCAATGCTTGCAGCCAAGAACAAGGCTACAAAAGAAGAAGCGCAAATGAAGAAGGATCAGGCCGCTTTAGACGCGCTCAAGAAAAAGTTTGACTTAGAGCGCATTGGCCTAAATGTGGCACTAAATCAAGCTACTGATGAGGAAACAAAGGCACGCATTCGTGCTCAGATTGCCATTCTTGACGAGACTGGTAAGACTGCCCAGGCTGCCAATGATGCCTTGGTTAAGGCTCAAGCCGACAAGCTGAAGCAAGAAATGGAAGCAACCACGGCATTAAATAATCTTGCTACATCTGCGGCAGGTGCGGCCGGTTCGCTTACCAATCTTGCAACTTATTTTGCTACTTTTAAGGGTTCCGCAGCTTCCGCCGTCACTTCTTTAACTCCAACCGGAAAAGCTGCGCTTGGTGGATATGTACCATTTGTAGGAGCAACCAATGCATCCTTGGGCATTACTGGGGACGGTACAAACGCAACAGATTCATTTCCTTCCAGGGTAGGTCTAGGCACTAATGGCACTGGCAATCAATTGCCGGCCGGAGTGACAATAAATGTCAACACAGGCCCATCAATGGCTGATGAAAATGTCATTGTTGATGCCGTGCAAAATGCCATGAACGAAATTGCCCGCCGTGGATATTTGACTACTTTTGCAGGGGCGTTGCCAGCATGACCATGCCCGTCATAAATTGTTACATAAATTTTTCGACCGGCCCAAGTTTTGCACAGGCGTTCATTTTAGATCAAGGCATTCTTGGCACTAACATCCTGGCCGATGAAGCTTCAGTCATTGTGGATGTCTCCAATGTGGTTGATTCAATCAGCACCAGGCGTGGCAGAAATGCTCAGGCTGACCAATTTCAAACTGGCACACTCTCATTGCGCATTGTTGACCAAAACGGCGATTTCAACCCTATGAATGCCGCCGGGCCTTATTACAACCTCCTCACTCCAATGAGAAAAGTGCAAATCACTGCCACATTTCTTGGTGTCACTTATCCCGTCTTTAGTGGTTTCATTACTTCGTACAGTACGACCACTCCACAATCTGCCGTTGGCGATGTCGTTTACACAACAATCCAGGCCGTTGATGCCATGCGATTAGTTCAGAATGCTCAGATTTCGACCGTTGCAGGAACAAGCGCGGGTCAATTAACCGGGGCCCGTATCAATAACATTCTAGACCAAATCGGTTGGCCGTCCACAATGCGTGATGTTGACCCTGGCCTCACCACGGTTCAAGCAGATCCGGGCACGGCCCGCACCGCTCTCCAAGCTTGTCAGACAATTGAGACGACCGAATTCGGTGCATTCTATGTTGATGCGGCCGGCAGTTTTGTTTTCCAAGATAGAAATTTAACGGCCTCAAGCGTGGCAGCAACACCGGTTGTGTTCAATGATGATGGTACGCCCATTGATTATTTTAATGCTATGTGGGTGACAAATGACACCCTTGTTTACAATGAGGCCAACATTACTGCCACAGGTTTGGCCACTCAAACCGCCTCCGATGCAGCAAGTATTGCCAAGTATTTCTTGCACTCTTACAACCAGCAAAATCTATTGATGCAGACCACGGCCGAAGCCCTTAATTACGCCCAGGCTTATGTTGCTTCGAGAGCTGAAACAACCGTGAGATGCGATGAAATCCAATTGGATCTATACACCGCCAATTATGATGCAGGGATAATTGCAGCCCTTGACCTTGATTACTTTGACCCGGTGACAATCACAACCAATCAACCAGGGGGAACAACACTAACCAAGACCCTCCAAGTATTTGGCAAGCACATGGAAATCACGCCAAATTTTTGGCGAGTTAAAATGACGACACTTGAACCCATAATTGATGGTTTCATTCTGAATAGCACTTTGTCAGGTATTCTTGACGAGAGTGTTTTGAGTTACTAAGGAGGAGAAATGGCAGCAGGATTAGGCTTTAAGACCTTCACTACTGGTGAGGTACTTACGGCGGCAGATACTAACGGTTACCTCATGCAAGGCGTGCTGGTTTTTGCCTCAGCAGCAGCGCGGGATGCAGCTATAACCTCGCCGCAAGAAGGGCAGTGCTGCTACCTCAAAGACACCGATGCCGTGCTCACTTACTCAGGTGCGGCGTGGGTTGGTTTTGACGATAGCAACGCAATTCAAAATGCAATTGTGGACGCTAAGGGCGATTTGATCACTGCAACGGCAGCCGATACACCAGCCCGCCTAGCAGTAGGCACAAACGGCCAAACACTTGTGGCGGATTCTTCCACTGCAACAGGGTTGAAATGGGCTACACCTTCAGGCGGTGGAAAAGTCTTGCAGGTTGTAATGGGAACAACTACAACGGCAGTTAGCAATTCAACAACTACTTATGCCGATACAACTTTAACGGCGACCATTA